AGTATAGTATTCATAAAGTTCTCCTAACTTACTAATGACAAGATAAACAGTACCTAAAGAAACTGATATTTTAAGAAAGAAACTAATTTTATTAATTGTTATATCAGTTAATCCTTTTCTCCAAGAATCAATGGTTACAACTGGCTGAGATAAACCAGACGCTGGAATAAGATCTACCCAATTAAAACCCAACATATAATAATGAACAGCCAAAACTCTAAAAGTATCAAATCTAGCATATATATTGAATGCCAGATGGGCAATAAAACTTAGAGGTATCGATGCATGGATAAGCATAAACATACATAAACGACGAGGATTAAAGTTTTTATGGCAAATGTACATTTCTACAAATTCTTGGATAAAAGGTGTGCAAGTTTGCATAAAGCTGAATGCAGAGAACCAAGTACCATAATATCCACATATCAAATAAAAACTTGTTACAAAAAATTGTTCCAATATTGTATAAGGTATAATATGAAGAGCTTCAACGGTCCTGAAATTTATCAATAAGGCAAGATCATCATTGTTCATTATCTCATCAAATGCTGCTGCACTCATTGTGATAGTGTCCACTTCTTCTACATCAAGTATATTCTGCTCAATTTCCATATATTCGGCAGGACTATCTACACTCATGTGATCATCAAAATCCAAATCCATATTATCAAAGGCTGCAACTATTTCATCTGCATCATCATCCAAATGTATTAAAGCTGGAGGTTCATCCTGTTTTTCCTCTTCATCATCATCATCGTCTCCACCAGGTTCTTGAATACATGATGTCAAAACAACACCTAAACCAATTGTTGGACGTTCAATCTTTGCTTGTTTCTTTCCTTTTGTTGCTGATATATTAGCTATATACATTCCATCGTCACTACTACTATCACTATCTTCTTCATCTTCTCCTTCACTCAGAAGCTCAATGACAGGAGGTAACATATCTTTAGGCAATTCTCGTCGTTTTACTTGTGTGTTGCAAATACACCAATCTCTTCGATATCTGCAATCCCTACACATACGAGTCATAGCAGTCATGTGATCTACATATCCATCTCTCTCACGAACAAATTTTTTAGCCTCACTTGCAACAAATCTCAGAATGTTATTTAAGCCTTGAACTTTCGTATCAACATAAGCACCCTTAATCACATCATACATCTTCATCGTGGCAATGACATGAGGATTAGTGACAAATACTTTATCTTGGAAGTGGATTAACACCTGCATTCTTCTCTGAAATGCACCCATATCTCTGATATAGGTTTCGGCTCCACATGATAAAAGATTTGAAGTTACTATAGATAATTTATTGTTGATGAATTGATTTTTCTTCTCAGAAATTTCAGCTTTGGGTATCTCGACAGTTTTAGTTCCATTAAAATCCATGAAAGTCTGAAACATTGGACTTACTTGCTCAGCTTGATTAGACATAATGCCAACATCATCAAATAATAAAACCTCTGAAAATGGTGTAATATTACTCAAAAAACGAAAAGTAGTTGGAATATTATCAGGAGCAGGTGGCAACCAAATTTCTTCATCGCCCTCCATATGTCTTCTCAATGTAAGATTTAAAGGTTCAACTAAAGCACTAATCACATTACTTACCATAGTGGTTTTCCCAATACCAGGAGGTCCCACAATACCTACACAAAAAGGTTGTTTTCTTTCCTTGAGATTAGATAACCCTGAATCAATAGCCATTTCTGCTCTCAATATGTCAGAACAAAGGGGTATATGAGTTGTAGCAATTTTAGTAGACTTCTCTAAAACAAAAGATCTAAATTGGGGGAAAAACTTCTTACAAGTAAGCATAGTAGTATAATCATCCATATAATAATCAGCAATGATTGGATCCCATATAGCTAAACATTCATGGAGCTTTCTGTAATCCTTCTCATTTACAAACTTAATTATCTTCATTAAAGTGGTCAATTTTGTCTCAAAATCAGATTTTGGAAGCAAATCTAAATCATTGTTCCATAACGCTGGTAAAACTTCATCAACGAGTGATCTATATGCTTTTGATAGATTCTCATAACCATCATTTAAATCAAAAATACCTACAATAGCTTTATAAATTGTTGAAAGATATTCAATACCAGGAATGAAATCTGATCCTATAGTCGCTAACAATATTGCAGATGATGAAATAACAAAAGCTTGAACACCTTTAAAAAATTTTGAATCTCGTAATCTTTTGAAGAATTCTGGAATTGAAAAGCCTGTATATATCAAATGTGTAGATCCTCCAACTGTGAATCCATATTTCATTACAATGGTGATAAAAGAAGTCATCCACAAGGTAGCTTTGACAACAGTATCAGGTAGTTGCAAAATAACATGTGTCGGTAATGTTACAACTAAATAATTAATCAAAACAGCAACATATTCATGAACAGCAGTACAATCTGAAATTTTCCTAATTAACATATTATCAAGCAACAAAATATTTTTATACAAAACGTGGAATGTTTCAGCAGTAAGTGATTTCTTGATTGCATCAGTAGGCATCATACCTAGAGAAAAAGAGCAAGAAGACAACACCAACACAGACAAATTATACATGGCATGTACAAACATTGATTGAGGCAATGTTAGAAATGTGGTCAAACAATAATGAAACATTGGAACAAACAAGTACATTAAACACCAACTAGTCCAACTCATTTGAGAATTATCAAAACCCATGTCAATGTTCTTCAATGTCAACTCAGCATTAATAAATATCCACAATGTATAGGCAGGTGCAATTCTCTT